CGGCGAGTGACGCGGCGAGTACGTCTAGACCGAGTAGTACGACGCCTCATCGTACGACGACGAGGGGCCGAGCGGCGACTAGTGGTACGGCGGGCCATTCGATTGGATCGAGTAAAGTGGGGGAAAAAAGATCGGGGGGAGCGGTGAAGGACGGCCATTTTTGCGGGACATGGAAAAGGGGAGGAGGGGTATATATAGGTGAGCAGAGCCCGGGTCCGGGTCTGCTGTTGGACTATAGTATTAAAGTCCAACAGCTTCAGACCCAGCTTATGTCATCATCTTTCAGATTCCAGGCTCGGTATGCACTCATCACCTATGCACAATGCGGAGAACTCGACGCGTTTGCAGTGTCTGATCATTTCTCGGAGCTTGGGGCAGAGTGTATCATTGGTCGAGAGTTGCACGCTGATAACGGAACTCATCTCCACGCTTTCGTCGACTTCGGACAGAAATACCGTTCGAGGAACACACGCGTCTTTGATGTCGCGGGATGCCACCCTAACATTGAACAATCTCGAGGCCAGCCGTGGGTTGGCTACGACTATGCAATCAAGGACGGCGACATTGTTGCAGGTGGACTGGAGAGACCCAGTGAACCAGGTGGAGCTCGACTTCCATCTTCTCATGACAAATGGATTGAGATTACATCGGCAGAGACTGCTGACGAGTTTTGGAAATTACTTGGAGAGCTGGATCCTTGTGCGATGGTACGATCTTTCACTCAGTGCAGAGCTTATGCGGAGCATCGTTACAGAGTGTCACGTGACCCCTACTGCACTCCGTCAGGGATTACTATCGACACAAGCGGAATGGATGAATTGTCTTCATGGGTCACAGAAAATTTGCGAGGATACACTCCTGGAGGTATGTCTTGACCGTCGGTCCGGCTGCAGTCGCCAAGGCTCCATGGCTACCACCTCGTTCCTCGGCACGCCGCAGCGCCTCCCCTCGAGGCCGCCAGTTCCAGATTCTGAACTTTGCTGATTTAGACAGTGCGCGGCCAATCCTTAGTACTGTACGGCCCGACACGGACCGGAAAAACCATTTGGGCACGATCGCTAGGCAACCATGCCTATTTTGGAGGATTGTTTTCCATGGAGGAAGGCATAGACACTGTGGAGTATGCCATATTTGACGATTTTGGAGGGCTGAAATTCTTGCCATCATACAAGTTTTGGCTGGGACACCAGAATCAATTCTACGTCACAGACAAGTACAAAGGCAAAAAGTTGGTTCACTGGGGAAGGCCGTCAATTTGGATTAACAACGAAGATCCCCGACAAGAGTTTGGATTACGAGCGGACGAGGTGGAGTGGCTGAACGCAAATTGTATTTTCATCAGAATAGATGAGCCTATCGCTCATGCCAGTAGTACGTCCCCTCATTGTTGATAGTAAGGCCAGAGGCCGCATCAACTAGACCAGATTGATACATATCAATGACAAAGAAATCCCCCATCCCGGCCTTAGCAAGTGTGGAATTGCCACTAGTTTGTTCGGTGATACCAGCCTCGTCATCATTGTAGACTAGCGTCTTATTAAGTGGACTCCACTGGCGAATGATACGGCTAGTGCCAGTATCGTTGCCGGGATTATATGTAGAAGTGACATCCGAGTGGATAGTCAAGCGTGAGTTGTCAACCTTGGCGTTAAACACAGACGACCAATCCTGGCCTTGAAAGCCCCGGAAAAGTGTGTTGTAAACGATGGCTTGAAATGTGGTGGAGAGGCCCACCGTCATGCGGACATAGCCCACTGACGTGTAAAGTCGGAAGAAGTCGCCAGTAAAAAGATTGTCGGCATTTGTGAGAAGACCGGGAAATCCCTTGGCAGAAAACGTAATACGTCGGCGGCGCCAAGGCGCACCACCAGTAATCCGAAGTGTAGTAACCTCACGGTAACCGCGAGCATAAGTGCTCTGTTCCGTACGGGCTTGAGGTTCATCTTTGGTAGTACCATCAGAATCAAGATTTCGATACGAAGGTTGAAATAAAAAACAACCAATAACACCACTGGCGTTGATGTTAAAGTCATTTGGGGCACCAGCCCCAGCAGGATTTGCGGGATCGGTCGGAACCCATTGCAGCATATTGTCCTGTTTCTTGCGAGACGCAATGTCAAGGACACGTCGTCGAGTCATGGTACGTGCGCGGCGAGTGACGCGGCGAGTACGTCTAGACCGAGTAGTACGACGCCTCATCGTACGACGACGAGGGGCCGAGCGGCGACTAGTGGTACGGCGGGCCATTCGATTGGATCGAGTAAAGTGGGGG